GCAAGCGAACTTAACGGTGTATCTTAATCGTTAGTATCGTGTAGTATGTGGATAGCCGCTGCGATGTAGCGGCTGTCTTTTAACCTTATTAATGATTAGCTCTGCGCTGTCATTAGGAGAAATAAAATGTCTAATGAATTAGGTGGTATCACCAACAAATCAATCCGCGACTCTATTGGCAACCGTTCTTTTACGGCTGGCCTTTTAGCAATCGACGGCGTAAACGTGGAAAACGTTGAAACGACCGCAGCAGTTGTGCACGTCGTTAACGGCGTATTTCAAACTGATTACGCGGCAGATACGGAAACAGATTTAAGTGCTTTAGCGGTAATCAACGGCAAGAATGGCGATGTAATGTCAGCAGCCGGTGCAGCTTCAGCAACAAAGGCTCACCCTGCATTAGCGGCTGGTGATGACACGCAAACATTGGTTTACATCTTAGCTTGTGTGGGTAACGTGGCTTATATTATCGAGCCAACTGTACCTGTTGCAGCTGCGCAAGATGATGCAAATTATGACCTTTCTTGCCCAGCAGGCTATGCGCCTTTTGGTTTGATTAAGATTGTACAGGCTCCGACTGACGCGGTAGGTGTTGCAGCCTTCCAATTAGGAGTTGACGATCTGACTGGCATTACTGGTCGGACCAGTACTTTCTTTGATATCTCTGTTGTTCCACAAACAGTGGCTGATATTGTAGAAGTGTAAGAAATTAAGTGGGGCTGACGACGCTGTTAGCCCTGCTTTTTACAAAAGTCGTGAGACTTAACAATCCCATTAACCCCCGCGTATACGGGCGTTTACAGAAGGAACCTTTATTATGACTACCGAATTTAACCTGGCTACTGCCGACAAACATCAGCTGAAGTTTTACGCTAAAAGCGAACTTGGTCTGAACTTAACCCTCGCTATGACCGAAACAACCATGCGTGAACGCATTCAAAAGCATTGCGTTGAAAACGATATGGACGCGCCTGTTGCGCGTGTTGATGGAAAGCAGGGTAAAAGCGATGGCAAATACATTACGATTAATGTTGCCAAGCAAGATAAAAAAGGCGGTGCAGAACCTGCTTTTGTTGGCGTACAGGGCGTGGGTTACACTATACCTCGCGGTATTAATGTGGCAGTCCCTGCAGCTGTTGTTGAAGTTTTAAAAAATGCGATGCAAGAAATTGTGACGCAAGACCCTGAAACGGGTGAAATCGACCGCGAAGAAATCCTAACCTATCCTTTCCAGATTGTATCCGGCGGAAACTAAACGATGACCTACCTAGAATTATGCGTGCGTGCTCGTGAAGAGGCAGGCATAACTGGGTCAGGGCCAACCTCTGTAACAGAGCAAACAGGTCAATTGTTACGGCTTGTTAACTGGGTTCAGCAAGCATGGGTTGAAATACAGCTCATGCGACCCAATTGGAATTTCATGCACAGTGAGTTCACGTTCAACATGGTCGCTGAAACACGCGATTACCTGGCTGCGGATTATTCGATAAATGATATGAAGCTATGGGATGAAAATTCTTTTATTGCGTATGAAACAGCAGAAGGTGAAAGCACGCAATTCCCGCTTATCTATCTAAAGTACGCAACATGGCGTGATGTTTACCGGGTCGGCATGAATGTTCGAACTTCAGATAAACCGGTTTATATTACTGTCCTACCAACCAACAAAATACGCTTTGAGCCACAACCAGATAAAGTCTATACGGTTGAAGGCGATTATAAGCGCAGCACTCAATACCTCACGGCAGATGCTGACGAACTAACCAACTTCCCCGACGACTTTCACATGCTAATTGTGTGGCAAGCCCTCAAATATTATGGTCACTACGAGAACGCACCAGAAGTTCTTGAAGAGGCTGAAGTTAATTTTGATAACTTGCTCTTCCGATTAGAAATAGAACAACTACCGGAAATGAGCGAGGATAGAGAGGCGCTCGCATAATGCGCAAATCAAATCTCGCACGTAAGCCTCGCGGCAACGTAGACTCAAAATCATTCCCCCTTAAAGGCGGTATTAATCTTGTTGACGCGCCTTTAACTATACCTAACGGGCAATGTCTATCTGCAATCAATTACGAACTTCTCACTACAGATGGCTATCGCAGGATCGATGGATTTGAGAGATACGACGGCCAAGACTCACCTTCAGAAGAAAGCTACTGGATTTTAAATTTCACAGCTGGCTCAATAATTGAGCCAGCTGTGGATGCAACAGCGTATGGGGTAACAAGCGGAGCAACCGGTAAAGTTGGCTTGGTTGTCATTACAAGCAGCACATGGGCTGGTAATGATGCGGCAGGGTATTTAGTTTTATTTAATGTTGTCGGATCTTTTACTGACACAGAAACAATTAATTTTACAGGAGCCGGTGATGGCTTCGATGTGGGATTTTCAAGCGGGATGGGCTAATTATGGTTGATACAGCAAGAACAAAGGCAGAAATATTAGTACTAATGGCCGATAACACGGTCGGATCAATATCACCTCAAGATATTAGGGATATGATCGTAAGCATATCTGCTGCAAATGGCCGTGTTTCTATGGGTACACCAGCAGCCACAACAATCGTCGCAGCAGAAACCTATTACAAAGCAGCTGGTACAACAGTAGGTGGCGGTGATGCAACCGACTTTACTGAGGCAACAACTAATCGGCTTACCTATACAGGCGCACCAACAAGACATCTTACCATCGTCGCGGCAGCCACTGTTTCAGCGGTAGGAACGGATCAGGTTGTCGGCGTGAAAGTAGCTTATAACGGTACAGTTATTGATGCCAGTATAGCAAGAACAATTATTAAGGCGTCAGGCAATGCTTTTTCTATATCCTGCCATATTGATCAACACATGAACACAAATGACTATATTGAAGTTTGGGTAACAAACGAAACCTCAACTGGTGCTGTTACCGTAGAAAACCTTTATTTCAATGCTCAGAGCTTGTTTGGAGGCTAATAGTGGGCTTAATTGCAACAGCAGTGGCAAATGGTGATAGCGCAGAGCGAGGCGCTTCAACGCCAGCTGATGATGCTACTTTTGCCCAAGATGCAATTGAAACTCAGCGTGCGCTAATTGGTAAAGTTGGTGTTTCTGACGGTTCTGGTTCAGTTCGTGGCGTGCATGTTTACATGGGTGATATTTACGCTTTCCGTGATAATGCAGCAGCTGATAAATGCCTTATGTGGAAATCAACCGCAGCTGGCTGGGTAGAACAAAACTTAGGGTATAGACTTCATTTTACCGATGGCGGCGCTGGTGCTGAGTATGTTGAGGGCGAAGTTATCACTGGCTCAATATCTGGCGCATCAGCCACTATCAGTCGAGTTGTTTTGCAGTCTGGTGCTTGGGGAACAGATGCTGAAGGTTATTTTATTATTGATGCCCCTTCTAACCCGCCTTTTCAAGCTGAAGCGACAACAGGCAGTATTTCAGGTGCGATTCCAATCAATAGCGCAGAAATAGAAAATGTGATGGCGCCAGGCGGGCGGTATGAGTTTGAGAATTATAACTTTTTCGGATCCACTAAAACTAAACGTATGTACGGTGTTAATGGTGTAAGCGAAGCGTTTGAATGGGATGGTACAGTTTTTGTACCACTAATTACCGCAAACACGGTTGATACACCTTCACACCTTGCTGTTAATGAATATCACTTGCAGCTTGCCTTTCAAAACGGATCATTACAAAACTCGGATACTGGAACCCCCTATGTTTGGGCGGGTGGCGGTGCAGCTGAAATTGGTTGTGGCGATGATATTGTCGGCTTGAAAAAAGAAGTGGGTGGCGCTCTCGCTATTATTTGCAGAAACAGAACGTTCGCGCTATACGGTAAAAATACGGACGCCTCGCCCTGGGATCTAAAAACAGTATCCGATGAGTCGGGTGGTATTGAATGGACATTACAACGATTAAGATCGACAAAGTATTTAGATGATGGCGGATTTACAAGCTTCTCAGCCGTTCAAGAATTTGGTGACTTTCAGGATTCAATTTACAGCCAAGTTATTGAGCCGTTAGTAACTCAAAAGAAAGAGCTTGTTGTGGCCTCTATTATCAGCAAAATAAAAAGCCAATACCGCCTTTTCTTTTCTGATGGCACGGCAATTGTTGCTACATTTAAAAATAAGAAGTTAAGCGGTTTCACCACCTTACAGTATACCGGATTAGATAATAACGCTGTCCCTGTTCTTTGTACGGCCAACGGTGAAAACTCAGCTGGGTCGGAAATACTATATTTTGGCTCTGGCAACGGTTATGTATATCAAATGGATAAAGGCACTTCGTTTGATGGTGGTCCGGTATCCGCAACATTTATCCTTGCTTATAACCATCTTGGTTCACCGTCCTATGACAAACAATTTAAAAAAGTAGTTATCGAGGCAGACGGATCAACAGGCACTCAGATTGATTACAATGTCATACTTGATTATAGTTCAGGTAGGGCGCCAGTCGGTATAACTTTATCCGAGATACTAGCTTCTGGCGGATCATACTGGAATAATGCAAACTGGAATGCCTTTAGTTGGGCGTCAGAAGATGTAACACGAATAGAAGGTAGTATTGACGGCGTAGGTAGAAACATCGGCTTACAGGTCACGTCCTCAAGCACATACACCGAACCACATACCTTATACGGTATTACTTATAATTATATTTTAAGGAAATTGGTGAGATAAATGTCAGCTTTTTGGAACTTCGTAACAAGAATGGTGCCAGGCACTTTAGCAAAAGCCGAAGATGTAAACACTAATCTTGATGGTATTAATACCGGCCTTAATCTTGTTGAGGTTGAAATTGATAAAGCCATTCAAATAACAAACAGCCCTGGTGTTACTGATATCGGTCTTAATGCCTCGGCACGCGCAAACAAACTTCTTGCCTTCGATGCGAATGGCGATATTGCTGCAAGCCAAATTCTCGGTGATTGGCAGGAAGATCATGTTGATGCGGCTGGCACTGATTATGAAATACGCGATGTTGTTAAAGATGCGGCTGGTTCAATAGGGCAAGATAACATTTATATCTGTAAGACTACGCACACCTCAACAGGTAGCTTAGCAACGGATATTGCTAACTGGGATTTATTGGTAGACGTGGCGGGCGTTGCAGCCTCTGCCGCCGCGGCACTTGTTTCAGAGAACAATGCCGCAACCAGCGCAGACTTTCTTGATGATAGGGCATTAGGCCCATTCTCAACAGCTAATGAGCCAACATTAGATAATGATGGAAATGCATTGCTAACGGGCGCGCAATATTTCAATACCGATCTCAACAGAATGAAGGTTTACACCGGTTCTGTTTGGCAGTTAAATACAGCGGCAGCCGCAGATGTAACGATCGCAGATGCTGGTGCCATTTATACCGCAGTAGAGGTTGAGGCCGCACTACAAGAAGTGAAGCTACTTGTTGATCCGCTGAACACAGCTATTGACTCAAGTGCAGATGCTACAGCTATTACAATTGATTCAAGTGAGAATGTTGGTATTGGTAATACTTTGCTTGAAGCGTGGGCAACTGGCTGGGAAGTTTTGCAGCTTGGCGCTAAAACTAGCATAGGGGCTACCGCTAATACTTCTTGGTATATGCGTAATGCTTATTATGATGGTGCGTGGAAGTACCAAGAAACTGATGAAGCACAGTATTTTGATATGAACTCATCGGGCGAGTTTGGATTTTATGTTGCACCGTCAGGTACAGCAGACACAGCAATCTCTTGGACAACCGCTTTAACATTAGATAACTCTGCTAATGCCACCTTCGGCGGTAATGTAAGCGCTGCCGGAACAATCTCAGAAGCAGGAACATTGTTATCTGCGAAGTATGCGGCGCTCGCTAGTCCAGCTTTAACAGGCAACCCTACAGCGCCGACACAAACAGCAGGAGATAACTCAACTAAGATTGCTACTACTGCTTTTGTAAACACAGCCAATGCCGGACTAAACACAAAAATCATTGATATCGGTGATTGGAATATGGATTCATCAGACTCTGTTAATGTAGCCCATGGTCTTACTAGGGGAAAAATTCGCACTATATCTGTTATAATAAGGGATAATTCTAATACCGCTAGTTATCCTATTAATCATACTGTAGGTCTAAATTACGCTGCAGGCGGGTTTTATGCTAATTCGGTTAATATAGTCCTGGATAGGAGTATTGGCTTATTCTTTGATGATACCATCTTTAATTCGACTTCATACAATAGAGGCTGGGTAACCATCCAATACACAGACTAAAGTGAGGACAAAATAATGGCCATCCAAAATCCACAACAAGGCATTATAAAAAACCAGCTTACACCTCCTATTGAGCCGGCTGTTGAGCCTACAGCGCAACCTGTTCAGCAGGTCGCACAACCTACGGAAGTGACGCCACCAGCTGACCAGTATAAAGCACCAACGGTGCAGCCTATTACAACGCAGGTTGATGTGCCCACAGAAACAGTTGAAAGCCGGTTAAGTGATATTACCGCTAAAGGTAGTCGATATACTGACCTGGCTAAAGCAGATGCTATACGACAAGCTAATACGCGCGGGCTGATTAATACTACAATGGCGGGTGCTGCGGGTACCGAGGCTGCAATTAGAGCTGCTTTACCTATTGCACAGCAAGACGCTAAAACATTCGTCGATACTCGTATGATGAATCAGCAGCAACTGAATGAATTTTTGAAAAACCGTCAAAGCGCTAATTTGAATATTGAAACAGCAGCACAAGCAAGCGGATTGCGTGTTGGTGAGATGGAGGTTGAGAACCAATTAAACATTAACCGTGACATCAACAGCGCCGCATTAAATGAGCAGCTATCCGCATTTGAAAGCGCGCTCAAGCAAACAGAAATGACGCTCGATAATGAACTTAGAACCGGTTTTGAAACAACACTACAAGATGCCCGTTTCTCTGATGAAGCAAAAATGCAGATTGTGACAACAATGAATAATATCATGCGTGATACCCAGGAGCAGATCACGCAAGTTGGTTTGTCTGATAGAAGCGCAGCACAACAAGTGAGTGCGATCAATATGATTCAGCAGTCGCGCGACGCTGAGCTTGCGGTGTACCAAGACTTACTTTCAAGCTTCAATGATTGGGAGTGGAGCACAGAATTTACACCGAAACAAACTGCGAGCACAACCGCAGAGTCAGTCTTATCACCGCCACCAACGGAGCCGCCACCAAGCGTGCCAGCGTTCGGCTACAGCCAAGCAGCAAATATTGGTGGATATATTGATACCGTTGAAGCGCAAATAAGCGATGACGGCATGTGGAGATGGAGCGGATCACAGTGGGTTCCGAACGATAAATGAGCACCATAAGATCGGCAGATATTCCTGATATGGACGCCATTTGTGAACTGGCAAACGAACTATTAAAACAAAGTATTTATAGCGACATTAAACCAGATGAAACAAAATTCAGATTATTTGTCGCTGGCATAATGGGAAGTAAAGGTGGAATCGTGCTATTAATAGTAGATGAGAACGATAAGCCGCAGGGGTTTTTGCTTGGCGTGCTAGAAGAGTTATTTTTTAGTCGACAGCGAATGGCAACTGATCTGGCTG